GGCCGAGGGCGGCGTAGCCCAGCAGCTCGCCGGTGAGGCCGTGGACGCGCTCATCGAGCGGTTCCAGGGGCTGAAGGCCAAGATCGAGGCCGGCACCCTCAAGGTCGACGACGTGCGCGAGGCCTGGCAGGGCGAGTGGGAGCTGCGCGAGCTCATCGACGGCGCCGACGCGGTCATGGGCAAGCTCGACGCGGCCAAGGCCCTGATCGAGGAGGTCGCGCCGCAGCTGGAGAAGCTGGCGAGCGACGAGGCTCCCGCCGACGAGGCGGCCGAGGACGAGGCGGTCGAGGACGACGCGCCCGCCGAGGACGAGACCGAGAAGGGCGACGCGTGGAGCCGGGGCGACCTGTCCGGGCCGGTGATGTCCGGCGACGAGGCGTTCCAGCACCTGCGCAAGAACAAGGGCCGCACGCGCGACGACAGCTAGCCGGGAGGCGCCCGTGAGCATCGAGCACCGGATCGGAATCTTCAAGACCGTCGACGGCACCCGCGGGTGCTACGAGTGCGAGGTGGCGGAGATGGTGCAGCGCGTGGCCGAAGCCACGCACGCCGCGCTGGGCAACGCGCCCGGCGAGGACGAGGTCTGCAAGTTCGAGCCGTCCCTGGAGGGCGGCGTGGAGGTGCACCGGGTAGCGGAGATCGTCGTGCGCGACGTAGACGACCCCGTGCTGTACCGCACCGAGCGCGACGAGGCCGTGGGCAAGCCCACCACCGACCGCGCGCCGGACGCGGAGGCCGGCTCCTGGGTCGCCCAGTCGTTGATCTTTGACAAGGCCAAGTTCGACATGGACGGGGCCAAGGCGTGGATCAAGGAGCAGGACGGCTTCGGGGACTACGGCTCCGACGAGACGGAGAAGTCCTACCGCTTCCGCCAGTACGACCCCGAGTACTTCGACAGCTTCAAGACCGGCAGCATCACCGACGGCGTGTCGGCGGTGTACGGCAAGGTGAAGCAGGCCGAGGCCGAAGGGGACGGCGACGGCGAGGAGAAGGCCGACGAGATGGTCAAGGCCATCGAGGCCGTGCGCGACATCAACGCCGGCATCATGGCGAAGGGCGTACGCGTGCTCGCCAAGACCGCCCAGGTCCGCAAGGACGAGGAGGGCGGCGAGGAGCGGTTCGTGCTCGGCCTGGTGCTGGAGCCGAACGACGGCGCAGACGGCGCGCCCCTCAAGCCCGACACCCAGGACGACGTGTACTCCAAGGAGGACGTGCGGCAGACGGCGCACGGCTGGATGGAGCACTACGGGCATGTCGACCTGCTGCACTCCTGGCAGGCCCTCGGCAAGGAGGACGTGCGGGTGCTCGAGTCCTTCCTGGCGCCGGTGGCGTTCAAGATGGGCGAGGGCGACGAGGCGTACGATGTGGTGGAGGGCACCTGGTTCCTCGGCCTGCGCGTCGTGAACGACGATCTGTGGAAGGCCGTCAAGGACAACGAGCTCGGCGCGTTCTCCATCGGGGGCACGGCCGAGAGGGTCCCCGTCGAGGGGGAGTAGGGAGGCGGCGATGGTGAAGGCGTACACCCGGAAAGAGGGCGGCAAGGTGCACCGGCTGCAGAATATCACGACGCAGTTCGTGTCGCTGGTCCGCGCCGGCGCCAACCGCCAGACCTCGTTCTCCGTCGTGAAGGCGGACGAGGACGAGCCGCCGACCGAGGAAGAGGACGTCAACCCCGCGCCCGAGGGCGCGGAGGACGAAGAGAGCGATAAGGCCGCTGCGTGTGCAGGCGGGAAGAAGAAGCCCAAGAAGAAGGACCCCGGCGGGGCAGCTGACGACGCCCCGGACACCGACCTGGCGGCGTGGCTCGAAGGGGCCAGCGCCCGGGCCGAGGAGATGCTGGTCGACGCAACGCTCGACACGGCCCTCGCCCAACCCGCCGAACCTTCCCCGTCCGCGGAGCAGGCCAGCGACAAAGAGGCGCAGGACGTCGGTAAGACGGATCGGAGCGCGTCCTCCGAGGGCGGCCGCGAGGCCGATGATCGAGCGGAGAAGGCCGAGAAGCGAGCGGAGGAGCTCGAGCGGCAGCTTCGCAAGGAGCGCAAGCGCACGGAGCGGATGAAGGCCGCGGCCGTGGGTGGCTCCACAGCCATGGTAGCCGGCGAGGCCACCAAGGCGGGCGGGTCCACCGCCGGCGACGAGGACGTGGTACCCGAGAGGGTGCGGCGGACCTGGGCGTCGGGGGGCGACCTCGCAGGTAAAGGCAGCAGGTAGAGGTGCGGTAGGCCACGAAGGAAGAGCAAGCAGTACACAACCCCGAGGAGGAAAGTCATGACCCCGAACCGCACTCTGATGGAAAAGGCTGACATGCAGGTCGCAGACCTGATCAGCGATGGCGGCTACCTGCAGGACGAGCAGGCCAACAAGTTCGTCGTGGACCTGATCAAGGAGTCGGTCGTCCTCAAGATGATCGACGTCCGCGGCCTCAAGAGCCACACCCAGCTGATCGATAAGATCGGCATCGACGGGCGCGTCCTGCGGCCCGGCACGAGCGGCCACGCGCTGCCCGAGGCCGACCGCGTGAAGCCCACCACCGACCAGGTCACCCTCACCACGAAGCTGATGAAGGGCGAGATCCGGCTGAACGACGAGCTGCTCGAGGACAACATCGAGGGCGGGACGTTCAAGACCACGATCACGGGCATGATGTCCGAGCACGTGGCGCTGGACATGGACTTCCTGGCCGTGAACGGCGACACCGCGTCCGCGGACCCGTTCACCGCGCTGTTCGACGGCATGCTCAAGCTGGCCACGTCCCACGTGGTCAACGCGGGCGGCGTGCCGCTGACCAAGGCGCACCTCAAGGCGGCCATCAAGGCCATGCCGTCGCAGTACAACCGCATGAAGGCGGCCCAGCGGTTCCTGACCAGCGAGGACGCCGAGCTGGACTACCGCGACTACATCGCGGATCGCGGCACCGTCCTGGGGGACAAGTACCTCATGGACGAGGCGCCGGTGAAGTACGGCTCCCGGCCGATCCTGCCGGTCCCCGTGTTCCCGGACGACCTGGGTGCTCCGTCGGTGCACACCAACGTGCTCCTGCTCGACCCGAAGATGGCCCGGTGGGGTATCTGGCGCAAGGTGCGCGTGGAGACCGACCGCGACATCACCACGGGCGAGTGGATCATGGTCGTGACCGTCCGCGCCGGCTTCCAGTACAAGGAAGAGGACGCGGTCGTCAAGATCATCAACGTCAAGACCCAGTAGCACGCCCGGCGTGAGGAGGAGGAGCTGACAATGGCAATCACCGAAATCCAGGCGGGCCACTTCTCCGGCGGCCGTGCGATCACGCACGATCCGAGCGGCGAGGACACCCGCTCGCTCGAGGACCTGATCCTCGAGCTCCAGCAGGCGGTCAACGCGGGCGCGGGTTCGCAGGAGACCAGCCGACAGGCGGTCGCGGCCACGGCGGAGGAGATCGCGTTCATCGCCCCGGGCGACGGCGAGCTCACGTCCGTGCAGGCGGTCGCGGGAACGGCGGCGGCGGCGGGCGAGGACATGGCCTGCGACGTGAAGGTCAATGGCGTCTCGGCGCTGTCCGCGGCCATCACGCTCGACGACGCGGCGGGCACCGACGTGCAGTCGGGGACGATCGCCACGGCGGCGTTCTCGGCCGGCGACAAGGTGACCGTGGCCCGGACCTACACGGCCGGCGGCAGCCCGACCCCCATGACGGACACCGCCGTCACGGTCGGGTTCAAGATCGAGGGCTAGCGCCCCAGGGTAGAACCAAGGCGGCCTGCGGGCCGTAGAGGAGAGAGCGACATGGCACTGGGAACCATCACCATCAAGAGCGTCAAGGAGCGCAAGGACGGCGGCCGCGCCATCCGCGCCGAGTTCGCCGGCGACAGCGCGTACCCGGCGGGCGGGACGCCCGACATCAACAGCCTCGTCCGAGCCGCCGTAGCGACCTGGCGCGCGGCCAAGGGCGACGCCAACGTGCGCGGCTACGAGCAGCTGTCGGTGCAGGCCTGCATCTCGCAGGACTGCGGGCAGCTCGTGCCCTCGTACGACATCGACGCGGACAAGCTGTTCGTGCGCGACGGCGGCAGCGCCACGTGGGCGGAGGCGTCGGGCGACATCTCGACGACCACGTTCAAGGTCCTGTTCCTGGCCTACTAGGACGGGGCGCGCAGCAACCCACCCAGGGGCCGGGTGTCGTGGGCGCGGCGCCCGGCCTACTGGTAGCAGGGAGGTAAAGGTATGGTACAGGGTCAGATTATCGCCGTGCGGCTTCGCGAGTACGACCGCCGCAAGCACTTCGTCATGCGCACCTACACGTCGGCCAGCGGCAAGACGTTCCGCGCCGGGTACGGGTCGCGCCCGTCCCCGTGGCGCGTGGGCATCCGTCCCGACGAGCTGAACGAGCTGACGGAGTTCCCGCAGTTCGAGGTCCGCGTGTTCGAGTCCATGGACGAGCTCAAGGAGATGATCCAGGACGAGAGCGAGGACCGCGCCCGCAAGGGCATGCCCGTCGTGCGGGCGGAGATCGAGGGTGCGGGGCGGAAGCGTCGCGGGACCGCGCAGCCGAAGCGCACCTTCGGCAAGGCCGTCACCAGCGCCGCCGACCTGAACGAGCTGGTGGGCGACGAGGAGGAGCCGCAGCCCGAGCCGCGGCACACCCCGCAGCCCGTCACGGCCACGGTCGCGGAGCCACCGGCGGAGCCGGAGGCACCCGCCGAGCCGGAGGCGCCAGCGGAGCCGGAGGAGCCGGCCGAGGAGCCGGCGCCCAAGCCCAAGGCCAAGAAGCGCAAGACGCGCAAGACGACCGGGCGCAAGCCCGCAAGCGAGTAGGGCATGGGCGGCCCGCGGACAGAGCCGCGCGGGGCGCGGCAAAAGGAAACAGGGGACCTAGCGTTCGCAGCCTTCGCCATGGTGCGCGGGCTGCGCGTGGTGAAGGCGCGCGAGTGGCGGCCCAACGGGCGCGCGTGCGAGTACGCCTTCACCCTAGACGACCCGCAGGACGAGTGGGACACGCTACACATGGACTTCGCCAACTCCGAGGCGGCGAAGTTCGACGCCGCTACGCGGACGCTGAAGAAGCTCTGCAAGCGTAGCGGCCATGGGGAGCGATAGCCCGCAGGGCGGGAGGCAGTACGGTGCGGCATGGAGCCACGCAACAGCCTCACGAGGCGGCAGGCGGATCAGCTCTACGAGCCGCTGCACGAGGAGCTGCGTCAGGACCTGCTCGACAACAACACCGATCACGTCGTCGTGGGCGACACGGCCACGGATAGGGAGATCGTAATGCCGTACACCATGCAGCTGCCGATCTCCGGGCGCGCCTTCGCGGGCACGTTCCGCCTGCTGCACGACAACGGCGTCATCGACCTCGACAACCAGTACCACGTCACGCTGCCCATGCTGGGCGGCTTTGCGTTCTCCGCGACCGTTGTTGGCACGGAGATCCGCCTGAACATCGTAACCAACGGGGTTGGGGAGAACCCGACGCTGACGTACCGCCGCTACGCCTACGGCGCGGTCTAGGGAGGCAACCATGGCAACGTACAACTACGGGCTGATCGGCATCGGCAGCGACGTCGAACTGGGCAAGGACGGACCGCGCATCAAGGTCAATACCGGGGTCATCGAGGCGCGCAACAACGCCGACACCGACTTCGCCATCCTGCGCGGTGGCCACCCCGTCGACGAGAACGACCTGGTCACCAAGAAGTACCTGGAGACGCGGGCGCACGTCATCGTCACCGGGCAGATCGACGGCGGCTCGCCCCCGGCGGCGGGCACGGCGGGGCGGGTGTACATCTGCACCACCGCGGGCGGGGCGTTCACGCTCGACTACCTCTACTACGACAACGGCACGTCGTGGGAGGAGATCACGCCGCACGAGGGCATGGTCATCAAGGTCACCGACGACCTCACCGGCGGCACGCACGAGTTCGACGCCGACCACCTGTACATGTGGGACGAGGACGGCACGCAGTGGGTCGACCTGGGGCCGGCGCCCGAGGTGACCGCGGTCGTCAAGAACGCCCGCATCACCATCGACCACACAGACACCGGCGCGAACCTCATCAAGAACGTGCCGGCCAACTCAATCGCCACGAAGGTCATGGTGTCCGTCACGCAGACCTTCGACGGCACCAGCCCCGGCCTCAAGGTGGGCGACGCGTCCGACGTGGACCGCCTGATGACGGACCAGGAGAACAAGCTCAACAAGGTTGGCGTGTACAAGACCGACAACCTCTACCTGTACGGGTCTGCCACCGACGTGAACGCCACGCTCACCATCGGCGGCTCGCCCTCGCAGGGCCAGGCGCTGGTGTACCTCGAGTACGCCATCGCGTAAGGAGCCTAGATGTCCGGGCCGCGCTACATCGCCGTCGACGGGACCACTGCCGAGCAGTTCGACGTCGGCGGCGATGGGCTGGCCGGCCTGCATCGCGACGGCGATCAGCTCCATCTAAAGGACAGCATGGGCGACTACCCTCTGGAGCGGCTGGCCGACGGTCCAGACTTCAGCATGGTAGCCGAGTCCATCCCAGCGGATGAGGAGCTAGTGATCACGCAAGGGCGGCAGTTGATCGTGTACAACAAGCTATCGCTCGGCGGACGACTGACCATCGCCGGGAAGGCGGTGATCATCTAATGGGCGAGCTGAACATTCTACAGTCCGACGTCCATGACACCCCCGAGGCGGGCTACCAGAAGCTGTACCCCAAGTCGGACGAGAAGTGGTACCACAAGAAGGACGACGGCACCGAGGAGCTCCTGGGCGGCGTAGCCGCCTTCGGGGACATAGGCGATGTCTCGCTCAGCGCCGTGCGCAACGGTGCCAAGCCCTACTACGACGCCGACGCCGGGCTGTGGAAGAACGAGCCGCTGCCCCTAGTGTCGTACGGCGAGACCAAGCTGGCCAGCTGGGCGCCGACCTGGGCGCAGCTCGAGGCGCTCGGCAACGCCGTGTTCTTCGCGCCGTCCACGGGCGAGCTGACGTTCACGCTGCCCGACCCCGCGCTGCTGCCCAACGACGGCATGTTCCGCGGCCCCATCTACTCCGGCAACTTCGGTGCCGCGTACCCGTTGGTCATCGACATCACGGGCGCTGGCGCGTTCTCCGACGGGCTGACCAAGCTGGTGTTGGCGCGAGACAGCGAGTCCGTCATGCTGGGCGCGGTCAACGGGGTGCTAGCGACCACGTGGATGCGCATCAGCCGGTTGCACCACCACATGCAGTTGCGGCGTGCGGCGACGTGGGCAGCGAGTAACTTCAGCTCGCCTACCGCGCTGCCGTTCGATACCGAGGACCACGCGGGCAACGACGCCATCAGCAGCTGGGCAGCCGGGCAGGCGACGCGCATGACCGTCGGCTTCGACGGCCAGTACCACGTCAGCGGTTTCGCCAACATCGACAGCACCGGCGGGATCAGCAGCTGGACGATGGAGTGCTGGCTGCGCAAGAACGGCACCACGGAGATCACCGGGACACGGCTGCGGACTGGGAACTACAACAACGAGGACCAGGCAGTCACGCTGCCGCGCGCGATCGTTGAGCTGGAGGAGGGCGACTACCTGGAGTGGGTGTTCGACCACTCCAACCTCACGGGCAACATGCACAGCGCGCAGATGTCGATGGAGCTGGACTACTGATGCCGGAACCGATCCTATACGAGAACCTCGCGGCGGAGCCGAGCCAGGGCTATGTGGAGGTGTACATCGGCGTGAACGGCTTGCCGGCGCTGGCGGACATCTCGTACCACCACGAGGAGCGGTGGTTGCGGCTGCTGTTCGCAGAGGACCTCACGACGGCGCAGCAGACGGCGCTCGACGGGATCGTCGCCGCAGCAACGGGGCAGGCCAGCACCTTCCGGCACCAGTCCGGCGCCGAGTACGAGCAGATGTTCGCCGTGTCCAACGGCTGGACCATCCACCGCCGGCGCGTGCACTTCCGGCGTCCCTTCGCGCAGGAGCCGACGGTCACTCTGTCCAACGCCACGTTCCAGAACGTCTCGAGCATCGACGTGGTCGCGGCGGAGGCGGGGTACTTCGACTACCAGGTGCGAGCCAAGGGGCGCAACGGCGCGTCCGTGCAGTTCGATTGGGAGGCGTACGCATGAGCAACATAGGACTAAGGCCCGAGGAGCTGTACTCAGATAGCATCGGCTGTCACGACTTCCGCGATCCGGAGACGTGGCAGCAGAAGCCCGAGGGTGGCTGGCGGACCAGCGCGGCCCCCATCGCGGTGGGCGACGTCGAGCTGGTTGGCACCGACCCGGTCATGGTCACCGCCCCTGCGCACGGCATGCAGACGGGCGACAACGCGATTTTTGCCAGCGTGGGCGGCACGACCGAGCTCAACGGCAAGGCGTTCAAGGTCACGGTGGTCAACGCCGACGTCTTCACCCTGGACGAAACGGACAGCAGCGAGTACTCCGCGTACACCAGCGGCGGCGCGTTGACCTGGAACGACCACGACAGCAGCTTCACCGTGCAGCCGAACGACGGCCTGGGCGCGGTGATGCCGGCGGTGTGGGTCAAGGTCTCCAACAACGCGGACATGCACTCGCCGCTGTTGGTCATCTACCGCAAGAAGGACGGCACGGAGATCGGGCGCACCGTGTACACCGGGCTGGACAGCTTCCTCGATCGGTTCACCGAGTTCAAGGAGCTGCTCCTGTCGCGCAAGGACTACCCGGTCGAGTTCTACACGTACCAGTTCAGCACGCAGCTCGAGCTGCGCTCGGCCGTCACGCCCACCGGGCCGAACGCCCCGATCATCCCGTACGTGCACAGCGTCACGCTCAAGATCACCGACGACCAGCCGTACAAGGCCGAAGGGGGCGGCGCCCTCGAGACCCTGCTGGTCCGCTACCCCGACGTTTCGTTCCACCTGGACGCCGAGTTCGTCCCCGCAGGCTAGCGATGGCCACCCGCCCGCCGGTGTTGCTCTGCCTCTCCCGCTCGCGCAACTGGTGGGCGCCGCTGGTGTGCTGGCTGGCGCAGGTGCCGACCAATCACGCCTTCGTGCTCTACCAGGACGAGCGCTGGGGCGGTTGGTGGGCGCTGCAGATCGGGCCGCTCGGCACGCAGCTCCTCCCGGCGAAGGCCGTGATGGACGAGCAACGGCGCGTCGAGGCGTACCGCTACGTCGGGGGCGACCCGTGGCCCGCCATGCGCGCCGTGTCGCGGTACGTGGGCGAGGGCTACGACTGGCTGGGCCTGGGCTGGGGCATGGTGCGCCTGGCCTGGATGCGGCTCACCGGCAACAAGCTGCGCGCGTGGCACTGGGGCCGCAGGGCCTACTGCTTCGAGGTGCTCGCCGCCATGCTCAAGCATTGGCAGCTCCTAGGGGGCGACCCGGCCGACGCGCAGCCGCGCGAGATCCGCGGCCTGC